CAAACTGTATTCCAGTTCCAAACATGTCCGCGTCAAAGCGGGTTTTACGTGGGAAATAACCGTAGATGACCTGGTAGATCTGTGGGAAGCCCAGAACGGTAGATGTGTAGCCACTGGTTTAGTCATGACACACCACCGTGACGGTTCGGGGCACAAAGATTTCAACGCCAGTATCGACCGTGTAAACCCCCGTATCGGCTATACCATCGATAACGTCCGATTAGTCTGTTATGCGGTGAACATAATGAAGCACAAGATGGACGAGGGAGAGTTTTATTTCTGGGTCAAGAGCGTCTATGAAAAGTCTTGTGACTAAATAGTACAACTAGTACTATTCGCCAATGTCCAAGGTCAAAATGATATCGATTGAAGGTATGGAACATGCACTTCTTGGCACTGGTATCGGCCCTGCTGGGGACGAAGTGCTGGTGTATGACGCTCGTTTAGTAGAAACGCAGTACTCAGTCGAAGATGTGCTCGAAAACTTAATCGAAGAGGGGTTCGCAGACCATGCCCCCTTGTTCGTATTTTTAGACGAGGGTCTTAGTGGAGAAATCGCTGAGCAAACAGCCGCAAGAACCTATCACTGATGTAGCTGAGTTCGAGTCTCATATGCCCTACATGGGTTTGGAGATGGGCGAGCTTACTGTTCAGCAAGAAAAGTTGGTGATGCTTGTCCTGAGTGGAATGACTCTTGCTGCTGCGGGCCGTGGTGCGGGGTATACCAGCGCCAATGCTGTCTACGACACGGTCAAAAGACCCAATGTCGCCAAGGCACTAGCGTATTTCCGAGAGCAGATGCGAGAAGAGGTGAAGTTCACCGCCGCAAACGCCCACGTTATGTACATGGACGCGTATCAGGCGTCCGCTACTGCCACTGAGATGAAGAATACCGTGGACAGTCTGGTCAAGTTGCATGGCCTAAGTACCCCAGACAACGCGACGCAGGTGAATATCAACATAGACGCTACACCCAAGCAGTTGGAGCGTATGTCGGACGAAGATCTGTTGAAGATTGCTGGCAAGGATACGTCGTATCTGGAGCCACAAGCCGATGACTGACATTCCACTACAGGAATGTAAGCGGTGTAAGAACCTGCACCCCGAGACCTTGTACTCAGGGCGGGACGGGTTTTGCGTGTACTGCAAGGCAGACGAAGTAGAGTCGATGCCTGCTGCCGCAGCACCTGTCGAGGAAGAAGATCAGGCGCAGTCTGTTGAAGACAAAGCCAGAGCCGAGCTAGCACTACGGTTCCTAACTCGAAAGCGGTTGTTACCGTTCGTTGAGCGGTTCAGCCCCGATTATCAAGCAGGATGGGTGCATAAAGATGTCTGTAGAAGACTTGAAGAATTTAGTAGGAAGGTTGTGGCAAAAGAGTCGCCTAGACTCATGCTTTTCTTACCTCCGCGACACGGCAAATCAACTTTGGCGTCGATTGCGTTTCCGGCTTGGCACCTTGGCAGAAACCCTCAACACGAGTTTATTTCGTGTTCGTATTCGGGTTCGCTTGCTATGGGGTTCAGTCGAAAGGTTCGTGGACTACTTAGAGAGCCTAGTTACAAAACGGCCTTCGATACGCGCCTTGATCCAGAGTCTCAGTCAGCCGAGGCTTGGCTCACTACTAGTGGCGGTGGCTTTGTTGCTGCTGGTGTGGGCGGCGGTATAACGGGGAAGGGCGCACACATCCTAGTAATTGATGATCCGGTAAAGAATAGAGAAGATGCTGAGAGCCAAAATAATCGTGATGCTAACTGGGACTGGTATACGTCGACGGCGTATACAAGGCTTGCTCCTGGCGGTGGTGTACTGGTTATTCTTACTCGGTGGCATGACGATGACCTCGCGGGCCGTCTACTAAAGGCCACCACCGAGGGTGGAGACGACTGGGAGGTTGTCCGTTACCCCGCGATTGCTGAAGAAGACGAAGAGTTCCGAGACTCTGGCGAGGCTTTGCACCCAGAGCGTTATGACGTGGTGTCACTAGACCGTATACGAAAGGCCGTAGGCCCTAGAGATTGGTCGGCTTTGTATCAGCAGAATCCCGTCGCAGATGACGGTGATTACTTTACCCGCGACATGATCCAGTACTACGAAGCCGATGATGTCGACTTTGACGCCATGCGTTACTACTGCGCATGGGACTTGGCCATTGGTAAAAACGACCGTAACGACTATTCGGTCGGCATGGTCATTGGCGTAAACGAATTTGACGAGTTGTTTATTGTGGACGTTGTACGCGGACGCTTTGACGGCTTTGAGATTGTCGAGCGGATCCTAGATCTCTACGAGCAGTGGAAGCCCTCGATGATTGGCATTGAGAAAGGTCACATTGAGATGGCGCTTGGCCCGTTCCTAGAGAAACGGATCCGAGAGCGCGGTCTGTATGAAGCGTTCATTAAAGACTTAAAGACAGGACGTCGCGACAAAGAAGCCCGAGCCCGCGCCATTCAAGGCCGGATGCAGCAGGGCATGGTGTGGTTCCCCAAGGATGAAGTGTTCACCGGCCCGTTGGTGGCTGAGATGTTGCGTTTCCCCAACGGTGTCCACGACGACCAAGTTGATGCGTTGGCATGGCTTGGTTTGATGATGACCGAGTTCGCCAGCTACCAGACGCCGATCTACAAGGCACCGTCTTGGCGAGACCGGCTCGATTATTTAACAGCGACCCCTAAATCTAAATCAGCGATGAGTTCTTAACGATGTCGAATCTATTTGACAGGTTGCTCAAGGATGTAGAGATACGCCCGTATACCGAGGGTAATTCTGAGACTCAGTGGGGGGACGACTCCCCCACGGGTAACCCCGTCATTTTTGTGAACGATGATCTTTATCAAGGCCAAGCCAAGCAAAAGATGATCAAGGCCGAAGCCCTACATTTGCTGAAGTTAAAAGAGCCAGAGCTGCATAAAGACCTGATGGACACGGCGTTGGCTGACCCTGATTACATGGCAAGTGCTCGCGCTTCCTATGACGTTGTTACGGGCAAAAAGCCGGATGAAAACGGGGACTATGTGCCAGAAGGGCGCAGAGAGAAGAGGTCGTTTGATGACTGGCATAACATTTCTCGCTTCGACCAAGTGATCGGTGGGTACATCTTAGCGGGAGACAAAGATATACCCACGATGAAGAACTGGAACCGAGAGTCGGGGGTTCTGACCCGCATGGGGCCAGATCTTCGGCGCAAGTTCGAAGTACTACGGAAAGAGTTCAACTACCAACCCCCACGTTTAGGTGAAAAACCCAAACAGAAACTAAATCAGCGATGAGTTCCTAACGATGGCGCACCACAAGAAGATGAAATCACTTTCTCCCGCAGAGGAGATGGAAATAGCGAGCACGCAATACGACCGCTATGTGCGTGCTCGGGACAATGGACACCTTGAATACATACACATGGCGAAGAAGTGTGATGCGTTCTATCAGGGTGAGCAGTGGGATATGGACGATGTGTCCATGCTCGATGCAGAAGGCCGACCGGCTCTGACTATTAATACGATTCTGCCGACGATCAACACCGTGTTGGGCGAGCAGTCTACCCGTCGTGCGGACATCCAGTTCAAGCCACGGCGTGCGGGTAGCGAGGACGTCGCTCAGGTGCTTAATAAGTTGTACATGCAGATTGCAGACAACAACAAGCTCGACTGGGTAGAGCAGCAGGTGTTCAGTGACGGTCTGATCATGGACGGTCGCGGATACTTTGACGTTCGCATGGACTTTAGTGACCACGTCGAGGGTGAGATCCGCATCACTGCGAAGGATCCTTTGGACATTCTGATTGATCCAGACGCCAAGGAGTATGACCCCAAGACATGGAACGAGATTTTTGAAACCAAGTGGATGACCTTGGACGAGATCGAGGAGATGTATGGGTCTAAGAAGGCGGAAGAGCTTCAGTTTATTGCGGAGAACGGCAACACGTTTGGCCGTGACTCGGTCGAGTACGAAGAGACCCGCTATGGTGACACCGAATCGACTGACGATTACTTGGGCGCAGCGGCGTATGACGAGGACGAGTACCGCAATGTAAAAGCACTGCGCGTCATTGAGCGTCAGCACAAGCGCGTGACCCGTGTTCAGTGCTATGTCGACCCAGACACAGGTGACCAGCGACCGGTACCAGAGGCTTGGAACGACCGAAAGATCAAATCGTTTGGTAAGAAGTACGGCCTAGAGGTCATCAGCAAGATCCAGAAGAAGGTTCGCTGGACAGTGACCTGTGACAAGGTCGTGTTGCACGATGACTGGTCACCGTACGCCGGTTTTACGGTTGTACCGTACTTTGCGTATTTCCGCCGTGGCCGTCCGTTCGGCATGGTGCGTAACCTGCTGTCACCGCAAGAGCAGCTCAACAAGATCAGCTCACAAGAGCTGCACATTGTTAACACCACCGCCAACAGTGGCTGGATGGTTGAGAGCGGTTCGCTTGTTGGTATGACCCCAGATGACTTGGAGGAGCATGGTGCCGAGACGGGGCTGGTTATTGAGTACGCCCGTGGCACAAATCCGCCAGCGAAGATCCAAGCGAACTCAATTCCAACTGGTTTAGACCGTATTGGGCAGAAAGCTGCGGCGAATATCCAAGCGATCAGTGGCATCAACGAGTCTATGTTGGGTACTGACAGCGCCGAGGTGTCGGGTATTGCCATCCGAGCCAAGCAGAATCGTGGCGCGATCATGATTCAGGTGCCGCTGGATAACCTGCGCAAGACTCGCCACTACTTGGCGGAAAAGATCTTGGAGCTGGTGCAGACCTTTTACACCGAGACGCGAGTTATTCAGGTCACAAATGACTCTGACCCGTTGCAGCCCCGCGAAGCGATGGTGATCAACGAGGTAACGCCAGAAGGGCAGGTGATTGATGATCTGACGCTGGGTGAGTACGACGTTGTGGTGTCTACGGCACCTGCTCGTGACTCGTTTGACGAGGTTCAGTTCGCAGAAGCGTTAAATCTGCGTCAAGTCGGCGTCGCTATCCCCGATGACGCGATCATTGAGTACTCACATCTGGCTAAGAAGGGCGAGCTTGCGAAGCGGATCCGTATGTTGACCGGAATTGAGAAGACACCAGAGCAGATGGAGGCCGCGATGATGGTTCAACAGATGCAAATGCAGGAAGCCCAGCTAGAACTGGCGAAATTGGAGGCCGAAGTACAGAAACTTGGCTCCGAAGCCGCTGTAAATATCGCGAAAGCCCAGACCACGCAGGCTGCGCCAGATATTCAGGTAGCTGAACTGCAAGGAAAGATCGAAATGAAGATGCAAGAACTGCAGCTTCGTCGAGAGTTGGCTGATCTGACTAACCAAGTCAGGACAAATCAGCAACAAACCCAAGCCGCCGCTCGTATTGCCGCTACGGCCATGCAAACCGGCGCGAAAAACACCCCAAATCAATAGGAATTTGACATGTCTGATCAAGAAGATACTGCGGTAGCGACCACTTTGCCTGGAGCTGATGCTCCAGAGCCCGTTCAAGAGGCCCTTGACCTTAATTTCGGCTTGGGAGAAGAAGATAATGAGGCAGAATCCGCTGAAGAAGTGGTGGAAGACGCTGTCGAAGAGACAGAAGCGGTTGCGGAGGAAGTTGAAGCAGCGGATGAAGAGGTCGAGGAGCCAGAATTAGAGCAGGTTGCCGAGGCCGAAGACGAAGATCTTGAAGATGACACTGAGATTGCCGCCGAAGAGCCAGAAGTTGAGCCCGAATCAACGCGCAAAAAGCCAATGGTGCCTAAATCTCGCTTAGATGAAGTGTTAGCGAAGCAAAAAGCGCTGCAGAAACAGCTAGACGACATGAAAGCAGCTCAAGAAGTAGCCGAAAGTGCCCCCGAAGCGTACGACTTTGACGCCAAAGAGCTGGAATATCAGCAATTGGTGCTCGATGGCGAGGCTGATAAGGCTGCGGCGCTTCGAAATGCCATGCGCAAAGCCGAAAAAGAGCAAATCGCGTATGAAATGCGCCAAGAAATGTCGCAGACGGTGGCCCAGAACCAGCAAGCGACTGCTTTGCAGAGCGCTGCCAACGAGTTGGAGGCTAATTTCCCTGTTTTCGACCAGAATTCTGAGGTCTACAACGCGGAATACACGCAAGAAGTCATAGATCTGCGTGATGCGTTCATCACTCAGGGCTTTGGGGCGGTGGAAGCGCTGGGTAAAGCGGCTAATTTCGTGGTCAAGAGCTACGATCTTGTCGAACCGGCGGCTACCACGTCCACTTTGGGCGCAGATACTGCACCTGCAGCTAAGAATGTAGATGAAGTTACGAAGAAACGCCGCCAAGTGGCGAGCAAACTGAAGGCAGCAGAGGCCCAACCGCCAGAATTGCCTGGAGAAAGCTCCGCTAACCGTGGCGAGAAGCCTTTAGACATCTCTTCAATGACTGAAGATGAGTTCAATTCATTACCCGATGCCACATTGAAGCGGCTTCGCGGCGATATTTTGTAGGTTTGATATGGCACACGAGAGTAGAAGAGCTGCGCTGCTGAAGAAACACGGGTTAAGCGGTGTGAATCAACCGAAACGCACCCCCAACCACCCAACCAAGTCGCACATGGTGCTGGCTGCGGTGGGGCACGAGATGAAATTGATCCGGTTTGGTCAGCAAGGTGTAAGTGGTGCGGGTAAAAACCCCAAGACCGCCAAGGAGAAAGCGCGAAAGAAGTCCTATTACGCCCGCCACAATGCTCAAGATGCGAAGCCCTCAAAGCTAAGCGCACGGTACTGGTCACACAAAGTTAAATGGTGATCTTTTTGTTTGCAGAATAGTACAAGTGGTACTATTCTGCAGCAATCGTCTATCTAAACGATATTAGGTCGTGCCGTACACGTTAAAAACGTATTCGCCTGTAAAGGCGTTAAACCTTCCGAGGTCGCACCTCGTTAATAAGCGCTAGTTCGTCGCCTCACGACACGAGGAAACGGATTAGCCGCTCCAAAAGTCGGCTATGAACGGGCTTGTGCCCAACATAAGTACAACAAGTACTAAATTACGCAATTAAGGAACCGATATGGCTCTTACTAACTTTGCGTCGCTGACTTCAAACCAATTAACGGCTTGGTCTCGCGACTTTTGGCAGGTTGCTCGCAACATGTCTTTCATCAACCAGTTCGCAGGATCTGGTCAAAACGCAATGGTTCAGCGAATCACTGAACTTACCAAGAGTGAGAAGGGCACCAAAGCCGTAATCACCTTGCTAGCGGATATGACTGGTGACGGTGTAACCGGTGACAACACTCTGGAAGGTAATGAAGAAGCGCTCCGCGCCTACGACATCACCGTTGAGCTGGATCAGCTGCGCTTTGCTAACCGCATCGCCGGTCGATTGGCCGACCAGAAGTCAGTTGTAAACTTCCGTGAGCAGTCCCGCGACGCACTTGCATACGCAATGGCGGATCGTATGGATCAGCTGGCGTTTTTGACGCTGTCTGGTATTGCTTATACCAGCAAGACGAATGGCGCTTTGCGCACGACGTCTAGCACCACCGGTCTTGAGCTTGTCGATCTGGAGTTTGCTTCAGACGTTTCTGCTCCTACCAGCGCTCGTCACTTGCGAGTCGATGTGTCAGGCGGCACGTCAACACTTGCAGCTGGTGATACCACTGCTGTTGCTGCGACCGACAAGATCGCTTATCGCGACATCGTTAACCTGAAAGCCTACGCCAAGGATAACTACATCCGTGGTCTGCGTGGTGCAGGTAACGAAGAAGTGTTCCACATGTTCGTAACGCCTCGTCAGATGGCTGACCTGAAGTTGGACTCCGACTTCTTGACGAACGTTCGTAACGCTGGTGTCCGTGGGCCTTCTAACAGCCTGTTCTCAGGAACAAGCAGCTTGATGGTAGACGGCGTGATGATTCACGAATTCCGTCACGTCTTCAGCACTGAAGGAGCTGCCTCTGGTGCTTCTGGCAACGCTGGTGCTGCAGGGTACAAGTGGGGCGCTGGCGCTAACGTAGACGGTGCTCGCGCATTGTTCTGTGGTGCTCAAGCTCTGGCTATGGCCGACATCGGCAACCCTGAGATTGTTGAAGATACCTTCGACTACTCAAACCAAGCCGGTATCTCTATTGGCAAGATCTTTGGCTTACGCAAGCCGAAGTACAACAGTGACTACAACGGTAGCGTCCAAGACTTTGGCGTTATCTGCCTCGACACTGCTCAGTAGAGTGTTTAGCCCCCTCTTCGGAGGGGGCTCTTTTTTTAGGGAAAGCGCATGTTTGGTTTCGGTAGAAAGAAGAAAGATAAACCAGTTCAAAGACAGACTGCGGCTCAACGTAGGTCTGGGCGAAACAGCCCAGCAGCGCGTCGTGCGGCAGCTAAAGCGAGTACAAGCAGTCGCCCAGCTAGGCCGACAAAGCCTGCGAAAGAGCCTACGTCGTCACCTAGATCACCGCGCACTACGGCCAAGACTACGCCTGCTAGTAAGCAATCGCTGCGTAAAGAGCGTCAGGCCAAAACCACGATGGCTGTCAACGCTAGCAAAGTGACCGGTTCTACTAAGACGAAGGGTGGCACCTACAAAACTTTTGCGAAAAACAGCTCGGCAGCGAAGGATTTTCGTTCGGCTTTTGCTGCAGCGCGGGCAGAGAACAAGCGGCTAAAGAAAGCCGGTAAGCCAGAGAAGAAGACGTTCACTTGGAACGGTAAGCGATACAAGACGGAGACTAAGTAGTGGGTTACGGAAATACGCCAACGAAAACGGTAAAGAAGAAAAAGAAGAAGACGCCACCGGCACCACGAAGAACCCGAAGGACAGGAACAGGGTACTAATTATGAAGGTTATATCAGACAAGGAAGTCAGGGTTGCGACGCTTGCAGGGGCAGTTGTTCTGTTCCAAGCAGGCGTTGAGCGCGAAGTATCCGACGAGATTGGGTTAATCGCCCTGCAAATGGGCGCAAAAGAAATCAAACCGGCTAAGTCGACTGTCAAAGAAGAAGTAGCTGTAGCCGATGAGCCAGAAGTGGTCATCGAGCAAGAGGAGGCCGCTCCAGATTCAGGTCTTGTAGCAGTAATGGAAGGCCTGATTGACGAGGGCGACCCAGAGAATTTTAAGGCGGATGGTACGCCAAAAGCCGCTGTGGTTAATAAGGCCGCCGGTCGTACCGTTGCCACGTCCGAACGCGAGGCTGCGTGGCAAGAGGCGTTGAACACCTAGAGGTAGACCATGACTGTAAGTGTGCAAAGCGTAATTGATCGAATCCAAGTGACCTTACAGGACACTACGGGTATTCGGTGGCCTGTCGTAAATGAACTTGTCTTGTTCATTAACGACGCGCAGCGCGAGATAGCGTTGCTCAAGCCCGATGCTACTGCGGTCAACACGACGATCACTTTAGTGGCAGGAACGAAGCAGGATATCCCCGCAGCGGGCAACCGGTTGCTTCGTGTCGTGCGCAATATGTCGGCGGCCAGTAATGGCACAGGAGCCCGCTCTATACGGTTAGTATCTCGCGAGATACTGGATGCGCAGACACCAAGCTGGCACGACCCGTCGGTTTCGGGTGACGCTGCACACACCAACATCGTAAAGCACTACGTCTATGACGAGCAGAATCCCCGCAACTTCTACGTATATCCAGGCGTTTCGGGTAACTCTTATGTAGAGATAGTCTATTCAGCGAACCCTGCGACGGTAGCTCAGAACGGTAACCTCGGTGTTCCTGATATTTTTGCGAACGCTATCGCTGATTACGCTCTCTTCCGTGCCTATACGAAAGATGCTGAGTACGCGGGTAACAATCAGCGGGCGAGCACGCATTACGCGTTGTTCGTCAACTCGGTAACTGGCAAAGCCCAGATTGACGTTGTTACGTCGCCCAACACCGACTTGAACCAACAAAACCCAATTTTGCCATCTCAGGCAGCAGGCTAACGTATGGCTACCTACGAATCCCTATTGCCCGAGATCATACCGATGGTGCCTTCGTGCCCAGATACGCTTATCGAGAACAGTATTCGGTCGGCTTTGATCGAGATTTGTGAGAAGACGGGCGTGTATCAGCAGGAGCTTGATCCTGTTACGACGATAGCAAACCTTTTTGAGTACGACTTAGAGCCGCCAAGTGGCACCGTTGTGCATGAGATTTTGTGGGTCACTTATGACGGTACTGACTTAGAGCCGATCACATCGGCGCTTCTTGAGCAGCGTATCCCAGAGTGGCGTAAAGCCGGTAACGAGGGTACCCCCGAGTACTTCGTAAAGCAGTCTCAGAGCCTGTTTTATCTAGCGCCGGTACCAAATGTCACGAAAGCCTCAAGCACGCTAGTACGGGCCGTACTGAAGCCTACACATACGTCCACATCGTGTGATAACGACGTCATGAACGATTACCGCGACACCATCGTTAATGGCGCGTTGTTGCGTTTATTGCGGATGCCTGGGCGTGAGTGGACAGACTATACAGGGGCTGGTGTTTACGCGGCTCTCTTTAATCAGCAGC